ACATTGGTTGTGTTTTATGAAAAATGACTAAAATGAATAAAACAACCCCACAACAGAAGAAGATAGCACACCAAATGGACACATCAGAACCCCAAAAAACTGAAGATATTGGGGGTGAAGAGCCTAAACAAAGCTGGGAGGAAGAGTTTGATAATAAATACCCACATATAGTTGGAGTATATGAAACAGATTTTGATAATGATAAGGTAAAAGGTTTAGAACTAGCACTGGAAATACTAAAGCCATATATAAAAGATTTGTTTGGATTGCTTATCAAAGACAACTATATCCGCAAAGATGAAGAAAAACCTTGGAAATGGGAAGAACCAATAGAAAAATTAAGAACCGTAGAAACAGAAACTACAATGGATATAGCTACTCTAAAAAAGACCTATGGGCTTATATCCAAAGATGAGAATAAGGCTGAAGCCCTAAGATATTTTACTAACTTAAAGAAAGAAGCTGAGATAGCTGGAGAGCCAGTATTTTTACATGAAATGATAAATCAAATAGACCTACTAAAGAAACTATAATATGCTTAATCTAATCAACATACCAAATATAATAGATGCAATGGATATACCAGACGAAATAAAGCTACGCTTACATGTAAGAAATTACAATGCCCTTGCTATCAGTAGACCAATTATGCCATTACCAACATTAAATGAAGATATAGTAAAGAAATTATAATTAACTTAGTTACCATGCTTACTAAGGAACAAAAACAAAAAAATTGGATAAAACGCTATGGTAGACGTTTATATTGGTTGATTAAAGATAGACTAAAACAAGACAACATAGAGTTATTTATAGCTGACAAGTGTAAGGTTAGCCCAAGAACAGCTAAACGTTGGATTAAATTTTTATGAACATAACTAAAATACCAGTATACATATTCAAATTCCTAGCAACTAAACTATTCAAATACAAGCTAGATGTATTTAAAGAAAAGGAGTTCATGGGTATCATACTAACAAGCAACGACCATTTTCTATGGCAAGCAGAGCGGTTTATTAAAATGTTAGAAGATGGAGAATTAAAGGAAACCCCTGTAGAAGAGGGAACGACAGTTTATAATATTAAATTTGATTAATATGACAATGAAAAACTGGATTATAAAAAAACTAGGAGGTTATACTAAGTCTGAATATATGGAAGAAAGAAATAAGTCATGGCATAGCGTGTTTTCTCGTGATATTCAAGAGGCTGTAAGGTTTGATAAACACATGCAATTTATTTCAATGGTTAAGAATTTTGACAAACAAGTAAAGTGGCAGTGGGAATGGTTAAATAATAACTTTAAGGATTACATGGATATTATTAAAAAAGATTTATAGAACTTTGGAAAGAAGAAATGTTGTCAACCAAACCTCTTATAGCAACTTTGTCATCAAGACCATGTAAGTTCAAAGCTAAGGTTAGTAAAAAATAGGCTAACTTTGTCCATTAAAATATTAAATAAAATAATATTGTGCTAGAGTTAATGTACTAAATAGTACTGTTATCTAGTAATCAACTTCGGTGGGTTACAGAGCAGGAGAGGATTATTCCTCTCGTACGAGAGTAATATATTAACAATGCACTATCCCAATAATGCACAATGTTTAAGATACACAACCACTCAGATGGCTTAGTCCATTAGTGGTTTTTTTACTTATATTATATGCAAAAAATAAAGAATAAAACTAGAAAAGAGCAACTTAGAAAGAAAAAAGAGCAAACAAGGCAATCGAAGATGTTTACTCATAATCTAAAAAAGAAAGCTGATGCTCAGGCCTTAGAGATCAATACCTCAGTTGATAAAGAAATAGATGATCTTATTGATAAGAAACATAAGTTACAGGCGGTTGTAGGTATGCTACAGAACAAGGCAAGTGTCAAGTTTAAGCAGAGGTTTAAATGGTTTATAACTGGTAGTTTATAGATATGTGTCAGAAACAATAGAAATGCTTCAAAAGGAAGCTAAGTGGTGTGAAGATAACCGAGAGAAACATCCAACCGAATCAATCATAAGGTTTGAAGATGGTTTTATTAAAGGGATAGAACAATCAATAAAATTAATAAAAGAATCAGATGGGAGAAATGGGCAGACCAAGCGAATATAAAGAAGAATACATCGGCAAAGTGGATGAGTATTTAGCTGAAAACCAAGACGAAGATGAGCAAAAGGTAAAACAAGATAATGTATCAAAAGGCTATATTATGTACGATAATAAGCTAAAAGTCAAGTTACCTACAATAGAGGGATTTGCTTTATACATAGATGTTTCTAAAAGAGTTTTGTATGAATGGAGAGATAAACACAAAGACTTTATGCACTCTTTAGAGAAAATAGTAGTAGAACAAAAGAAAAGGTTATTAAATAGTGGGTTAGCAGGAGATTATAATAGTACAATAGCAAAGTTAATCCTTAGTAGTAATCATGGAATGAGTGATAGTAAAAAGATAGAGCATTCAGGTGGCATAGCTTTAACAGACTTATTTGATGAAGCAGAAAAAGAAGATGATAAATAAAGACATATTAAAGAAAGGAGATAAAATTGAATTTGAATGGTTAGATGCTTTCGGTGATAGTGGTTGGAGAAGTCAAGCACACATTGATGAATCGTTAAAAAATCATATTATTTGTAAGGCTATTGGATATTATGTTAAAAAAGATAAACAATTTTTAGTTATTTGTATGGCTATGCACGAAGATGAGTTATCGATGCCGTACTTGAAAGCAGAGTATGTACCACTAAGCGTTATACAAAATATCAAAAAATTAAAATGAAGGAATGACAGACAAGAATGTAGAACTATATAAGAAGTTTCAGAAATCTCCGATATTCTTTATTGAGAAGATGTTTCAGCTTAAACCGCAGGTAGTAAAGCCAGAGTATAAGCAGTTAGTACAAGACTTAGTAGAAGAAGGTAAATATAAACAAGTAAAAGTATCGTACTTTGAAGAATTTATAAAAGGAAAGCATGTCAGTTGGCAACAGTGGCTTATCTTATTAGCTGTAGAGAGAGGATTAAATGGCTTATCTAATAAGAGAATAAGTGTTACTTCAGGTCATGGCATTGGTAAGAGTACAACGTTGGCTTGGCTGATTATCTGGTATCTATTTTGTTTCAAAGATGCTCAGATTCCAGCAACAGCACCAACATCAGATCAATTACATGATGTTCTTTGGAAAGAGTTAGCTTTATGGTTAGGTAGGCTTCCCAAAGAAGTAAGTGACTTATATGACTGGACTACTGGATATTTAAGAATAAGAGAAAGACCAGAGACTTGGTTTGCCAGAGCTAAGACCGCAAGAAAAGAAAGCCCTGAGGCTTTAGCTGGTATACATGCTGATTATGTGATGATGATTGTAGATGAAGCAAGTGGAATTCCAGAAGAAATCTTTAACACAGCAGAGGGAGCTTTAACAGGTGAGAACGTATTGGTTATTATGATTAGTAACCCTACTAGATTACTTGGTTACTTCTATGATTCACACCATAGCGATAGTGAGAACTGGCAGGTATTACAGTTTGATAGTGAAGACTCTCCTGTAGTAAAAGAAGGATATGTAAGTAGAATGGAACAGAAGCACGGACGAGATAGCGATGAGTTTAGACTTCGTGTTAAAGGAGTTTTCCCTAAAGAAGATGCAATAGATGAAAAAGGTTATGTACCTCTAGTAGTAGAGAGTGACATCAGAATGACTAGTAATGATGACTTCGTAGGTAGATGTAAGCTAGGAGTAGACCCATCAGGCGAAGGAAGTGATGAGACTAGTTGGGTAAAGAGAGACAACTTCAGAGCTAAAACAGTAATGAGTGAAAAGATTTCAAATAGTAAGTCAATCGCACAGTCTACAATGGCATTACAGTTGCATGGAAATATAGACAGCTACGATATAACTTGTGATAACTTCGGTGTTGGAGCTAATGTAGCCAGAGAGTTAGCCTTAGCTAGAGTAGAGATAGAAGCTATAAATGTAGGTGAGCCAGCCGAGGACAAAGAACGCTTTATTAATATAAGAGCAGAAGCATTTTGGAGGTTAAGAGAATGGTTAAAGAAAGGCGGAGAGATTTATAATGACCCACTGTTAAAGAAAGAATTACTATCCATCAGGTTTAAACGAAACTTAAGAGGTAGAATACAGATAATGAGTAAGAAAGAGATGAGAGAGATGGGTTATCAATCACCAAATAGAGCAGATGCGCTAATGTTAACCTTTGTAGAAGATGATATGGAGGGCATAGCACAAACAAGCGAATCAACTAAACAAGATTTAAATAGTTCAATATAACTAAATGGCTACATCAACAGGAGTAAAACTAAACGAGAAACAAAACGAGAAGCTGACTCAGGTATATAGCCCTGACCAAGCTAAACAGTTTAGTTTTATCTTAGAGAGAATAAAGACAGCAAGAAACCAACGAGAACAAAAGTGGGAATATTTTGATGGTTCGACTTATACCCAAGATTACAGACTGAATAGACAAGCTGTTAACACCTACCTAAGACCTAAGAAGAATGATGATGAAGTACGTATCAACACTGGTACTACTGAGAAGAAGATAGAAACAGTACAGAATGAGCTATTGGCTATAAACCTACAGCCTGAGGTCATGGCTTTTGATAGAAATGATAATGAGATTGTAGACTTAGGTCAAGACTTCTCTGATATTGTTAAACGTACTAATGAAATTGAAAAAGATGATGACTTCTATGAAGAATCTGTTAAAGAGTTACTAACTCAACGCGCTGTCTTTATTAGAGAAAACTATGTAAAGAAAACTATATTTGATAAAGAATCCAAGACCAAAAAGACTACAATGGAGTATTGTGAGAAAGAATTGTTATCTGGTTTGAAGGTATTCTTAGGTGATATTACAATCCCAGCTTATAAGTTTGAGACGCAACCTTATCTAGTTGTTGTTGATAGAGTGCCATATCGCACACTTGAGCAGACTTGGAGTGAGAATGAGAACTGGAAATATGTTAAAGCTGGTAAGGCTGGTATAGCTGAGTTTGATGGTTTATTTGATTATAGAGTAGGAGAACTATCAGATACTGAATGTGAAGTAGCTTACTACTATTCATTCCCAGATGATGAGTACCAAGTATTTATCAACTCTGTAATGATGGAGAAGTCTGATACAGGATTACCTTACAACTTCCCAGAATACAATATTAAGATGGTAGTGTTGAAATCAATGTCACCTGACTTTGCTTATGGTAAACCTCTTACAGCGTCAGCTAAGACCCTACAGGGCTTAAATAATGAGACTATCAGACTATTGGTTAGGAAGTTCCGTCAGGCACTAGCTCCACCAATGGGAGTTAAATCTAATAAGGTTTATTCTAAGGATATTTGGGCGCCTGGTGCTTTAACTCAGGGCTTGAAGAAAGATATGTTCGAGAAGTTAGTAGACCATGATGGTGTTACCGCTGCTGACATGACAATGTTTAAACTAATTGAAGAGAAGACAGAAGAGTTTATTGGTTCTTCTAACCTACAATCTGGCATGACTGAGAAAGGTTTAACAGCTACACAGGCTGTAGAACAGCTAAAGCAAGGCTTGAAGATGCTAGGACTATCTGTATCTGCTGTTATGAAGATGAAAAGAGACATGACTTTCCTACGTATATACAACGTATTAGAGAATCATACTAAACCAGTTGGTAAACGTCTTAACGATATGACTAGCAAAGTTGAAGATGTTCATCGTAAGTTCACACTTAGAGATACTGATTTAGGTAGAGGTAAAATGGGTAAAAAGGTTATTGAGTTTACTAACCAAGAGATAACTGAGCAAGACGAGAATACTATTAAAGACTTTGAAGAAGAAGAGGAGAAGAAAGGTAAGCCAGTTAGACTACACTTCATCAACATACAGAAGTTAGAAGAGATTGAGAAAACATGGTTTGTAACTGTAGTTGAGAAAGAACAAGAAGGTTCATCACTTGAAAAGATTATGTTCCAAGACAAGTTACAACAGTCAGTAGCTATACAGCAAATATCAGGTAGAAGAATAGCAGGAGATCGGGTAGTTGATAACTTCGAGAGACTATGGCAAGCACCTGATTGGTTTGAAGATGAAGCACAGTTAAGCTTAGAAGAGGGTGTAGAGGGCAGTGGACAAGGACAAGACCTAAAGAAAGGTGCAACAGGCAATCAATTAGACAAACCTTCATTAAATAACTTAGCCAGTGATTTATGATATTCAAAACTAATAAGAAGCTAAGGGAAGAAGTAGCGGAATTAAATAGAATAATTAAAGTCTTCATAAAAGATAAAGATGGTCTTTTGATAGATTTGATAAAAGAAAGAAATAAGGTAGGTAGCACTAAAGCAGTTATAGACAGAGTAACTAACAATGGCATTAGCTGGTTTGATTACGAGAAGCTATCACCACAAGACCTAAGACAGTACCACGGAGATGCACAGTTGTTATTAGAGAATAGAGTATTCAAGAATGAGTTCAACAGAATAGTAAAGGAATCAATGGTATGGGCGTTAAAAGAATCACCAGACTTTGAGGCTGTAAGAGATATGAGAATGAATGTTAATGGCTTACAGTTACTGAAGGATAGAGCAGAGAATATACCAAACCCAGATAAAAAAGTATCAACAGAAAACATACACGAAGCAATATAGTTTGCTTCACCTAGTAGCTTAAGGGCTATTAAGTGAAGTGAGTTATCACTTTAGACCAATTTAATTAACCCACGGTCATCCTCTCGACCTGTTAGCTGCAGCATACAGCATGAGAGTGTTAGGGAAACATTAATTTATGGCACCAAGAAAGCTATTTAACGAAGATGGGGACGAGATTGAAGTCCCAACAGAAGAAGAGCTTACAGAGCTACAGGGAAAGGCTGAGAAGTCTGCAACTGAAGCATTAGCAGAGCTTAATTCTAAACTAGGAGTTCCAGAAGGAACAACTATAGAGGATTTTGTAAAGAATCTTCAAGAAGAAGGTAATCCAAACTGGAAAGCCGCTAGACAACAGATTGATACACTCAAAGGAGTTATCAAAGATCAAGGTCTAGAAGTAGACACTGAAGGCAAAGTTATCAAAGATGATAGCATCAGCCAAGAAGAGCTGGAAACTAAGATTAGAGCTACAGCTAAACAGGAGTTCCTTGAACAATATAAAGATAGTAAGTTATCTAAGATTACTGACCCAGAAGATAAAAAAGTAGTACAACATTACTTTGATAAGTTATCAGCAGGTGAAGACTTAGACCACGGAAAGGTTGACAGTATCATGGCAAGTGCTATGCAATTAGCTAAACCTGGTGATAGTAACGCAGTCGAACTTATAACTGGCGCTCCACCTGATATTAGCCCACCTAAAGATAAGGCTGACTTCAGTGAATCAGATGATGGTAAAGCAGCAGGTGAGAACATGGGCTTGAAGAGTATGCAACCAGACGCTGAGAAGGAATCTAAATAACTAAACTAATTTATATGGATAAAGAATTACAATCTGAAGAAGATGTAAGAGTTGAACTACCTGAAAAGGTAGAAGAAACTAAAGAGTCTGAAACAGTTACAGTACCTAAAGGAGTATTAGAAGATTTGATGGCAAGAGTTTCAAACATGGAGAATGGCAACCCAATCCAAAAACCTAAACGTATTACTGAACATCACGCTGATATTAGACTACATGAGGGCAACCCA